ATTAATTGACACCAGTGGTGCGTACTTTGACCGGAGGTGGGATCCAGTGTACGCAAAAAAACTAACAATCAACAAGGGTGTCGACAATGTGATCCTGTTTGAGTTTGTAAATCAAGATCAAAAACCAGTGAACATCACTGGCAGCACTTTTGTATTTAGACTGATCAATCTTGAAGGCGATGTGCAACTAATCAGCAAAGAAATGGTCATTCTTAGTGCACCATTTGGGCGTGCCAAAGTCACGTTAACCGCAGCCGAAACAACAGAATTTCCCACTCAAGAAGCCAGCTACAGTATAGATCGCACATCGGGCAATCTTAATGAAGCAGTGTTTGTGGATGCACAAGCACAAGCTCGTGCAGACGTCAGCATACAAGATTCAGTGCTGCCGGAGTTTATGCCCAGCCAGACTGTGACCATTCCCACAATATACGGCCCAGAAATTTATATGAATCCTGTAAATGCAGGAAACTATCCAGACTGGGCACTGAACCCGCCAACAGCAGGAAATGTAAACCCCAATCCTCAACGCTATACTAGCCAAGTTCCAACCAATGGGTCTAGCTTGACCACATTCCAATTGACCATGGATCATTTTACAGGCAACGTCAAAGCTCAGGCAGCTGAAAACTACGAAGCATTGTGGTTTGATGTAGGCAACTTGAACATTTACTACAACAAAACTGGATCGGAATACATCAACGTATTGGGCTATCATCCATTGTTACGATTGGCAATTGACAGTTATTCGGGCGCAACCATTGTGTCGCCGGCCACGGCAAATGCTCAAGCAGCAAATGGTGTGGTAACTGGTATTACCATTCTTAACTCTGGATCTGGATACTTGGCTCCTCCCAAAGTGACCATTATTGGATTGGGTGCCGGGGCAGTGGCAGAAGCAGAAATTACTGGTGGCATAGTGTCTGCCATAAATGTTATTGATGGCGGTCAAGGATACACGCCAGGGCCTGCAACACCTAATACCCCTGCGTCAGTAACAATTTCAACTGGTGCTATTACCAATATAATTTATAGATGAAATTTAAAAAAATTGTGGGGTTCGGCGACTCATGGATGTATGGAGATGAGTTACTGGATCCTGAGCTAAGTCGTCAACACAAAGACGCACACACTTGTTGGCATCAAAACGATTCATACAGAAACACACACAACTTCTTGGGTCTCCTGGGCAAACACTATGATGTGCCTGTAGAAAATTTTGGTGTGCCCGGCGGATCAATGCAAAGTTCAATTTGGACTTTTCTTTGGTGGCTGGATCACGAACCAAATCCTGAAGAATGTTTAGTACTAGTTGGACACACTGACTCTGATCGATTGACTCATTACAATCCCAATCATGTAAGTTTTGGCAACGATCCGCCGTGGAACAAATTCATACACAGCACCTGGGTTGAATATGGATCTACTGTGGTACCTGAACCGTTTAGAGACATGATCAAACGGCAGCTGGTACTAACCAATTGTTCAGAATTGGCCAGGCTCAACTACCAACAAACTGCGCTATTTTTTGATGGTGTGGCTGGCCGTAAACATATACCACTCATGCAATTTCACATCATGCCTGCAGATGTTAAAATGGATTTGCCTACCATAATATGGCCAGGATTTTCAACCACAATGTGGTTTAGAGACATGCCTGGCAATCAGCGTAGGGAAATGATCATGCCCGGCGGCCATCCCAACGAAGATGGGCATGTTTTGGTTGCAGACAAGTTGATTTCTACAATAGATTCTGCTACAATGTAGCAATGCTTGACATCCTTGCGTATCTACCTGCAAAAAAGAAACCCACACCATCAGGTTGGTTAAGTTTCAATGCGGTTTGTTGCCAGCACAATGGCAGCACTAGAGACACAAGAGGTCGTGCTGGACTCAAAGCCACCGAGCAGGGATGGAGTTATCATTGTTTTAATTGTTCGTACACAGCCAGCTTTATCATGGGGCGTACCCTAAGCATTAAAGCTCGCAGACTACTTGGCTGGATGGGTGTGCCAGATAATGAGATTGAAATGCTCAATCTTGAAAGCCTGCGGCATCGTAGTATACATGGCATCTTAGAAGATCGGCAGCAGGCCTGGAATCAACTGGCTGGCATTGCATTTGAAGAACGAGACTTGCCACCTTTTGCTGAATTGTTAACACCCGAACACCAAACGCATTGGGACTATGTGCGCGGCAGGCATGTGCCCAACGACTTTCCTATGATGGTGCAGATAAAAAATGATGGTGTTCATTGGACACGTCCACATGTGGTCATCCCATTCACATACGAAAACAAAATTGTAGGATTCACCTGTAGATTTTTAGACAACAAACAACCCAAGTTTATTTCAGACAGCCAGCCAGGCTATGTGTTTGGCACAGATTTACAACACCAGGATTGGTCCAATGTGATTGTGACAGAAGGTATATTTGATGCGCTGTCAATTGGTGGTGTGGCTGTGATGCATAATACTGTAAGTGAAGCACAAGCTCGACTGATACGCAATCTAAGTCGAGACATAACTGTAGTACCTGACCAGGACCTTGCAGGTGTAGAACTGATTGATCGTGCTGTGGAATTGGGATGGGCGGTAAGTATACCCGAGTGGCCAGAAAAATGTAAAGATGTCAATGATGCTGTGATTGTGTTAGGGCGTGTTGGCACATTGCTAACTATAATGGCAGCCAGAGAAACCAGTAAGATTAAAATTGAAATTGGTAAACGAAACTTGTTAAAGAAAATAAACAAATGATATTAGAAATACTACCAAAATTTCAACAACCAATTGTTGTGCTGAGTAGTTTTCGCACTGGTGGTACTGCACTTTGTGATTACATTAGTCAAACGTTTGAGTACCACAACTTTGATGAAGTATTACATGATGCTGTGCCGCACAGGACTGCTAGTTTTGTTGAATACCTTAACTACCATACTCATGTTAAGTATGTGGTAAAAATTATTCCATCGCAAATAAATGATAACAATCAAGAATTAGCAAATAAAATACTAGCCGAATCTTACATAATTAAACTCACTAGAAAAAATATCTACGAACAAATTTTAAGTTTGTACACAGCTGAAACCACAGCACAGTGGCATTATAAAAATACTGATCAAATTCAACAATATGAAATACCTGTAAATATTGAATTGCTAAAATACAGCATGGATTTTATAAAAACAAACAATCAATTGTTAGAAAATTTTGAATGTACTCCAAATTTAAAACTTGCGTACGAAGACATTGGCGTACTAAAATCAAAATATATACCATATCACCGTCCGGCTAATTGGCAAGACGTTATTACTGCGTTAGACAACATAAACAAAGACCATGCTTAAAGATTATTCATTAGACGTCCAACGCCTATTTCTAGAAATGATGTTGGAGGACGCACAAAGCTATGTGCGTGTTCAAAACATCTACAACCCGCAAAACTTTGACAAGAGTTTGAGACCTGCGGCTGAATTCATTAAAGAACATTCAGAAAAGCACAAGACCCTGCCAGATCGTACACAGATTTCTGCTACCACTGGCGTTAAATTACAGGCTGTGCCAGACTTGAACGAAGGACACTTTGACTGGTTCATGGGTGAGTTTGAAGCATTTACTCGACGACAAGAACTAGAGCGAGCTATTTTAAAAGCCGCAGACTTGCTGGAAAAAGGCGAATATGATCCTGTTGAAAAGCTGATCAAAGATGCAGTACAGATATCACTTACCAAAGACATGGGCACAGACTACTTTGCTGATCCTAAAGCTCGTATTGAGAAATACTTCAATTCAGGCGGACAAGTAAGCACAGGCTGGCCACAACTGGACAGATTGTTGTATGGCGGATTCAGTCGTGGCGAACTCAACATCTTTGCAGGTGGATCTGGGTCAGGCAAGAGCTTGGTCATGATGAACATTGCACTAAACTGGCTACAACAAGGACTCAGTGGAGTGTATATCACACTAGAACTTTCTGAAGAGCTTACATCATTGCGTACTGATGCTATGTTGACCAACATGAGCACCAAGGACATTCGCAAGGACATAGACACTACAGAGCTCAAGGTCAAGCTGGTAGCCAAAAAATCTGGCAATTATCAGGTCAAAGGTTTGCCAGCACAATCGAACATCAATGATATCCGTGCTTACTTGAAAGAGTATCAAATTCAAACTGGTAAAAAAGTAGACTTTGTGATGATTGACTACTTGGACTTGCTAATGCCTGTCAGCGCCAAGGTTAGTCCCAACGACTTGTTTGTCAAAGACAAGTATGTTTCAGAAGAACTCCGTAATTTAGCCAAAGAACTAGGTATCTTAATGGTAACAGCATCACAGTTGAATCGTAGTGCTGTGGAAGAAATTGAATTTGATCACAGCCACATATCAGGTGGTATCTCTAAAATTAACACAGCAGATAACGTGTTTGGTATCTTCACAAGCCGTGCAATGAAAGAGCGTGGCAAGTATCAGATCCAGTGTATGAAGTCTCGAAGCTCGACCGGCGTTGGTCAAAAGATTGATTTGGAGTACAATATTGAAACCATGCGTATTACCGACGAAGGCGGGGATGATAACGAAAACGGGTTTAGCAAAAAACCCAGTACAAGTATTATGGACTCAATCAAAGCAAAAAGCCAAGTTAGTGCTGCCGCAGACGACGCCAAGTCTGTACCTTGGGAGCGACCCCAAGCCAAGGAAGGTTTTGAGTTAGAAGCACCCAAGGTCACAGCTGATGTGCAAAGCGCCAAGCTCAAGCAATTGCTAGGCAAAATCAAAACATCATGATTGATAAAGATGTTTACTGTTCAATGATTCACGGAGGGTTGAATTTAAATTTCAAGTCTGGCCTACTACACGTACAATCATGCTGTCTTCACGGTAAAGCCAGCCCAGTGGACAAATCAATAAATTTATGGCAACAACAAGTTTTATTGGATCTAAGACAGACGAATCAACAGAGCATATGGGATGATAAATGTAGCAATTGTCAGCAACTTGAACAATCTAACTTACTAAGCATGCGTATAGGCATGAATCAAGGATTAAAATTAAATGGGCAACACACCCTGTCAGGGCCAGTTAGAATTGATCTAATGTTTGACCTCAGTTGTAATTTAGCATGTCGAACTTGTGGCCCTGGCAGTAGTACACTTTGGCAAAAGCATTTAAAAAAACATACCAAATGGTTGACTCCAATATCATCACCGACTGATAAAGAGCAAGTGATTGCACAATTAAAGTTGTTAGATTTGTCTAATTTGCGCATGCTTGTGTTTGCAGGAGGTGAAACACTACTAGGACAAGCATATTGGGATGTGGCAGCCTGGCTGGCTAGTAATGTTCCTAATGCTAAACAGAATCTTACTTTGTGTTTTCAAACAAACGGAACTCAGCCAATCTCAATGAGGAACTTTGATATCATTGAAAAATTTCATTTAGTCAAAATTCATGTAAGTTTAGATGGAATACAAGAAAGATTTGAATATCTTAGATGGCCTGCATCTTGGAATCAAACAACTGACAATATTTTGACCATGCGGGATACATTGCCAAGCAATGTGATGTTTTTGGTTGAGGAAACAGTATCAACATTTAACTTGGCTTATATTGATGAATTAGAGCAATGGACTTCCAACTACTTTTCTACCAACAGGGAAGGTGACATAACTGTACACAGCAGACACATGGCCCATGGCACGTACAGCATTGATTTTTTGTCACAAGAATATGTTGATAACACAACCAAATACCAGCAACTGATTCCTGCTACCTGGAAAGAACAACCATTAGGAATCACCGCAATGATTCAGGAGATCAATAATATTGATCAATATCGAAATCAATCATTTAGCAAAATATTCCCAGAAGTGGCAGAGTATTACAAACGATATCTAACATGAAATATGTTGTTACTGCTGCACCGGGCGGCCTGGGGCATTTCTTGTCAAGAATACTGGCCAATGAATATGACTTCTCAGTGGAATCAAATGGCAGTTACCATTCTTTAAAAATAGCATATTCTTCTCAAACCACACAAATAGAAACGTTTAACAAAATCATTCATGATACTGATAACCCAGTGGTATGTTTGCATAATTTTGACAACAGAGATTTAACAAAACTTTTCAATGATAGAATCATTATTAACATTGTGGTTGACAGTCATTACGAAATATTTTTAAATAATTATTTTCGAAAAGCCATACACTCAAATTCACAAACTGTCAGCAGATTTCTTGATGAAAGTCAACAAAGATTTCCAACAAGCAAAAACTATCTTAGAGAAGAATTTTTTTTTATGTATCAATCCATGACAAAAAAAGAAATTGCCTGGCTTCCGCAACACATGACAGGGCATGACATTCCATTCAGCAGCTTTTACAAGTTAGAATTGTTTGCACAAGAAATGTCTCAGATTGCTGCATTTTCCAATCTTGAAGAAATCTGGGCACACTTTATCAACGCTCAACAACCTATCTTGGATAGAGTGACTTTGTATCAATCCATATGTGATCAAGTTGTAAATAATCAGCCACCAGAAATCCCCACATACTTTGACAATGTTGACTTTGGTATCATGTGCGGGATGATTGTTACCCAACATAGAATTGACATGTTAAATTTAGAAAATAACAACTGGGTATGAAAAAAATTTACACATTTGGCGACGGATATGCTTCTAGTCACATTTGGCCAGAATGGCCTGTTATCTTACAAGCATTGCTACCTGGCTGTGATTTTACTCATTACGGCGCTGTGGGTGCCGGTAATGAATACATTTTAAATGCTATTGTGCAGGCCAATTTATCGGACCCACATGCATATTTTTTAGTGCAGTGGGCACAAGCCGATAGGTTTGATAAACTGCTTGAAGATGCCAGTTGGGATGGCATCATTGACACAGACCCGGTATATCATTTCAATAGGAATTACATAGCTGATCAAACTTGGTGGATCAGCAGCGCCAGCACACAATCTGACATTGTGACTTACCACCGGCATTTTGTACAACCCCAGCAACACAAAAACAGAACTAATAATTTTGTCTATCTTGCTGGCAATTTACTCAAGGACAAATCATTGTTTTTTTCAACTGCTGGAGTTGACTGCTTGTTTAGCAATATCAATTGGGTCAAAGAAGATATGAGCAAATTCAGCCAGCAAGACAAATTTAAAGAAGTCAGACAATCTCAAGTGCAACCCAGTCCTGTTGTGCATTTGGCCTATGTAAAAGAACATGTGTTGCCAAACATACCCTTTGTTGTAGACACCTACAGACTAGAAGAATTAGAACATAGAATACACACACATCAATGGGTGGCATATGATCCTGACAGAGAAGAGATTTGGCACAAAATGTCAATACTATAAATCATATTTTAATATAACCAAAACAAATAAATAACTCAAAGGCCCTTGAGCAGATGCAAAAACGCACCCGTAGTATATTAGAAGAACTAGACGCAATGTATATTGAGCGCGATCGTCACCTGGTGATTGAAAGTCGTGCCAGCAATATTATTGCTAGTGCTATCAACTTGCTGGAACAAATTGACGCGACATTCCCTCCGGAACAGGCAGAAAATTTAACTCGCAAATTGCTAAATGCTATTCGCACTAGAGATGCAGGCCGCTTTGAAAGAACAGTAAGGCGCACCCATGCAGATTCATGAAGTCACAAGAAAACAACTGAA